GTTAAGGTGGTGTATGAGAAAAAAAAAACAGGAGTTTAGAAGTGAAAGAAAGAAATATAACAATGATTTTGCGCATATGATCTCAGAACATTTGGGTTCGTGCGATTTACTCGGCCTTATGGGTTGTTTCTCTAGTTCAAATTTTGACGTAACGAGAAAATTCGTTAATCACAAAGATCTTAAATCTGACAAAAAATACAATCTGGTACCGTACAAAAAAATAGATAGTGCGTGTCCGTTGAAGGCAGACTCAATACAGAAAGGAGTTGTCGTAACTAAATTGAAGAAGGAGCCCACGTCGTTGGACAACTATTACATCCCAGATTCATATGAACAAATCAGAAGTGCTGAAGTGTATCATTTTGGACCGTCATGTACTAGTATCTTACCAGCTGCTTTTGCTCCCACTCTAGCCAATGAACGAGTTTCTTTGTCATCACGCCATATTGTTGGTGTTCCTGAAGACAGACATAATTTGTTGGTTTGGAAAGAGGCGTTTGATTTGTACAACAACCTAATTTTTATGGAAATGCGACAACATTATCATATACTAACCATGCAACAATGGATGGAAAGCTTGGACCCTAAGAAAAAAGCATTGTATGAAAAGTACATTAGTAAATATGATAATTTGGATTTTGATAAACCTAGTAACCACCATCGCTCCTTTTTTATTAAGGCAGAGATGCAGTTGCCAGGAATTAAAACTAAACTGGAAACTAAAGCACCACGCGGAATACAAGCATTGCAAAAACCTGAGATGAACATGGCACTGGGACCTTTTATAGGTAGTGTTAGTCATGCTTATGCGATGCCGTTTTTATCCGTGGATATTGATAGCCCAGACCGCGTTTGGCCCCAGTGGAATTATACCAGTGGTGGGACTAATACGAGAATCGGTCAGTGGTATCATGATATGGTAACGGAAGGTAGAACAATTTATGAAGATGATTTCAGCAGTTACGATTCGACGCAAGGTATTGGTGCACATTCGTGTGAGGTAGAATTCTTTTTGAAATTCGATCCCCCGGATGCTGCCATCACTGCTTTACAACGACAAAGTTTCACCAAAGGTTATGGTAGAGGACATTATTATTCAACCCCGTATACGCGTAAATCCGGTGATCAGAACACGTCAGTGGGTAACACTCACGTTCAGTTTGTAGCTCATTCACATTGTGTGGATTTGGCTTCTGAACAGATGAATGTTATTGTACTAGATGTGTCGATGGTAGGGTTGGGGGATGATAATTTGTTGGCCATACAATTTGATCCGAACGTCACAAAAGCAACAAAAATTGCATTTGGAAAATGTTTGGAGGAAAACATCATTAAGTTGGGACTAAAACCAAAACTGTCTTTGCCAGAAAACCATTCTTATTGTTCGGGCTATTTCATGCCTTGCAAAAGGAATGGTGTGGAAACACGCGTTTTGATTCCATGTCCAGTCAGGAAAGTCGCTAAAATGGGTTGGTGTCCAGACGCATCCGTTACTTTTGATCCGATCATGCGGTCAAAAGGTAACGAGTTAGGCAACCCCATCAATGCGTATGTTCCTATCAGTAGGGTATTTTATGATTATTACACTAGCTTAAAAGGCACTGCCAACGTACCATCACGAAAATGGTACACGTATGTTAGCAGCAATGACGTGATAGAAACTGGTTCAGAAATGTGGAACTGGTTTGAGTCCGTGTTCGGTGTAACAAAATCTCAAGTAGCTGATTTGGAACAATTTTTGTATCAACACATTCATGACACTAAAGGAGGTGCATCGTTTTGGTCGCACCCGGTTATGGATACGATGATTGTTAACAAGATGTAAATTGAACACAAATGCGGAGTAAGATGACTTAGGCCATCAAAGGTGTGTGACGCCCCTTCTCCTATCCCAGTCAAGACATAAAAATCATGAACAAAATCAACAAAAAC